TGGTTGTTTTCCAAACGAACGCGGACCGGTTTGTTTGCTTGAGTCGTGGTAGTTGGAGCTATCGACCAGTATGTGTCAACGACTCTTGATGCCAACGCTGTGGTTAGGTTCGGTGATGCTTACCACATTCTCGAGCGTTGGTGTTGTATTTCAAAAGAAATTCTCCTAGGTGGGGTTTTGTAGGTGGGGTCATCTGGCAGATAGACAGGATATCCGGTGGTATCCACCCTGTCCTGCTTAGGTTCTTGAAATACAAAAACCAGCAGTACTGTGTAGGACAAGCAGTACGTAGTTGGGTTCTTCAGCAATTAGCTGTTGCCCCGGTAAAAATTTCGTTACCGTTATCGTCCCTTCATCGTTTTACATATGCAACAGGTACAACGTTTTGTTGGTTTTGTCGGACAAAACCACAATTATCGTACATTAAATGGTGGAGTTTCAAATGAGAACTATAATGCTGGTGTGCCTGACAGTGTTTTTCAAGTGGTTCTCTGTGAGGTGTTCGGAGCTTGTGGTCAATGTGGTGAAGTTCCGGGCACAAATGGCTGTCGCACAAGTTGTCAACACGTGTTTTGCTGGAAGTGTTTGTTGGCTTACTTGTTGCGAGAAGACCGAGTACTAGTAACTTGCCCGATGTGTAGACGGGAAATACATAACGTTGAGTTTGGGGTTCGTTTACCTGAACGTTTGGATCGTTTGCAGGAAGTGCCAATTTTCCATGCGTTTGGAGTGGATGGGAACCGAATTCGACGTTTGCGGTGGGTTACAACTTTGGCTGCGGCCGATAAGTACGTTAGTCTTCCTAGATCTCGTGGTAATGGTTTGGGGAATGATGATGACCGGGTCATGTTTCCGCTAGTTCTAGCAGAATATAACGTGCCGGTTTTCCGTGGCTTTGATTTTGTCGGTTGGTTTACACAATTTTATGGGTCTAGACCTCTTGGGTTGTTTTGGCAATCTGGGGCTAAATCCTGTTTTTTACCACCGGGCATAGTTGAAGCATTAGATAACTTTTGGAAAGTTTCTGATGTTACCGTGGAAAACTATCGTTTGTCGGTGCTTAAGTGTTCAAATTTGTGTGCAACTCTGGCTTATGACCAGAGACAAATTGGATATATAATGGACACAGCACCTTTGATTTCCTTGTTCACACACAGTCGAAATGTAAAGATGGCGGCTGCAGTGGTGGACAAAGTACGTGTTGTTTTAGTGTTTTTATCGACAATTACAGCGGTGACTGCGTTTCGTAATAGATCGATTGGCCGGTATTTTATCCAGATTCTCACTAGAGTGGTGCTTTGGTTGAAGCGCTACCTATTAGACGAATTGAGAAATGCCATCCGTCAATAAGAAGTGGTTAGTGTTTAATACTTACCCTCCGATGTTGTCAAACTTGAAAGTTCTCGCTTTTAAGGAGGGAGCTAAGGTTAGATACGTTGGTAGTAAGTATAAGGCCTTTCCTAACGAATCAAGCAATCATCTTCAATATGAAACATTTTATAATTCACAACACTATCGACCGTACTATTTCAATGGAAATAAACAAAATGAACATCAGGCATTGTTAGCTCGGGTATTGAAAGCTACACCTGAGGTTGATGAAGATCGTATGTTGGATTTCATTTTCTTTTGCCATGAGAATCTGTATAAGTTGATTCCCAGGGTGAAGTTGGAACCTGTGACTATTGATCATTACCTCAAGGAAAGTAATGCGCAGCCGTCTGTCAAAAATGCCATTCGCAAGACACGTTTGAGAATGGAGGCGGACGGCGTAGATTACAATACTCGCTTGGACCAAAAGTCTTTATATAAGTATACAACACGCAAATCTTTTGTAAAAGTTGAAAATTTAAATTATGGTTCTAAATGTGGTGTTTTGGAAAAGGCTCCTCGGTTAATCCAAGGAGCACGACCAGAATTTATCGCATGGGTGGGACCGTTTTTTACAACTTTACAGAAATACTTTGCTCAGTGTTTAAATGGTAGCAAAGGTGTGATGTTTACTAGTGGCATTAGTAATGTTGAAGCTGCTAATTTTATAATGCAAGGTCCAGGTCATTTGTTTGAGAATGATGTTAGCGCTTGGGATTCTAGTGTTCATCCATTGTGGTGTATTTTTGAGGGTGTCATAGCAAAATTGTATGGTGCACCCAGATTGGTTGTCGATTTAATGATGGCCAATGTAGACACACATGGAGTGACTTCACAAGGATTTAAGTATAAAGTGCCGGGAACCCGTAAATCAGGGGACCCCTTTACATCTGTTTTCAATTCAATTTTGAATGCAATGATGCACTTGTTCATTTTATGTACCGTAACTGGCAAGAAATTTGATTTGATAGTAAAACAATGCCGTATGCTAGTTATGGGAGATGATAATTTAATGCGCGTTCCAGTTAAGATAAATTTTAAGGATCATTGTTTGCAATTGGGGTTTAAGAGTACAGGGTGTTATCGCAGTCAATTTTATGAAGCAGAGTACTGTTCTAGTATTTTGGTGCCATGTTCTAAAGGTTACTGCTTTATACCGAAACCTGGAAAGATGTTGGCAAAATTTGGTTATTTTGTCGACCCCCCGTTGTATATGGATCCTTCCGTTTTGTTGTTTGGTGTGGTTAATGGTTTGAGCCATTTGAAGTTTGTGGATTTGTACAAACACATCTTCAATCAAGTAGGTGTTCAAGTTTTAACACCTAAACAGCAAAAGCAAATTGATCGGTGGTTGGGTTATACGGATAAGTTGGTTTTGGAGGAAGTGCAAGCTACCTCTGAGACTATCCCAACCTTGTTGTTAAGGTATCAGTTTGATTGGTCTATGTGGCGAACTTTGTTTTCCAGTACGGTTGATCACCCATACTGGCAGGCTTTGTTCGATCGAGAGACCGACGGGGATAAATTTATCTATTGAGACCTTTATGGTCTCCTCACAAAGGAG